GTTTTCTACTGTCTGCTTGTCTGTGCTTACCCTAATGTATGCGTAAATCATTTTTGTTATAAAGATAATGATTTTCCAGAAATATTAGTATATTTGCAGTACCCGTATGAAGATGTACGGCACCGTAACTATGTACTTGTATTTGTCCGACATATATCAAAGCCTCTGAGCTGATGTTTTTTTGCATCCGGCTCGGGGGCTTTTGTCGTTTTTGACAGACAAAATTTTGGTTAGTTTGAAAAGTTAACATTAAAGTAGGTAATATGACAGATTTAGTTTTTAAAGGTCAGAATGGCCAAGTTTTAACCAATAGCCTTTTGGTGGCTGAGAAGTTCTGCAAAGAACATAGTGATGTAGTAAGAGCAACAGATAATTTACTACAAAATACTGATAATGAATGTGATGCAAAAGTGCGGAACATGTTCGTGGAATATACAGAAGATGTTCCCCAGCCCAATGGAGGTGTAAAATCCGCAAGACGATTTATAATGAACAGAGATGGATTCACTCTTTTGGCAATGGGATTTACTGGAAAGAAGGCTCTTAAATTCAAACTGGACTATATCGCAGCTTTCAACGCAATGGAGAAGCAACTAAAAGCACTATCTACACCTCAGACTTATGCAGAAGCATTGCGAAGACTTGCGGATGAGGTAGAGGAGAAAGAAAGAACAAAGGCTCTTCTTGAACAAAAGACCGAGCAGCTTGACGAATCCAAGGAGTGGTACAGTATCAAGCGTTGGGCGAAGGAGCATAATATGAACTGGCGTTCCATCAACTGGCGAAAGATGAAGGCGCTGTCCTATGGGCTGGGATACGAGATAAAGAAGATATTTGACGCCAACTACGGACGGGTGAATATCTATCATATTAATGTGTTTAAAACCTACTTCCAGTGAAAGACAATATAATAACCCAGAGCATCCCCGGAGGCTTCTCCGTAATAGCGAGCGGATTTATAATGGAATCCCTCGAACACATGATACCTTGGCTTATAGTCTCGTTTTCAGTAGTCGTGTGTGACTTGGCTTTCGGAATAAGGAAAAGTCTGCTGATGAAAGAAGAGGTGCGGTTTTCCAGTGCCATACGCAGGACGATGGGAAAGATGGTGACGTACTTCGCATTTGTATGTATGGTCGTTATGATAAACATCGCTTCTGGCAGCAAATGGAATATAGATGTGTATTCATGCCTGCTTGTTTGTTTCATTGAGTTCTGCTCGATTATCAGTAATATCCTTACGCCGAAAGGCTACAGCTTCAACATGCTAAAGGCGCTGGGGCTGTTCGGGAAAAAGATGCTTGATGTTGACAAGGAGGAGATGAGTGAAATAATAACTAAAGATAAGGAGGAAAATAAATGAAATTCTTTACAGTTTCAGAATTTGTAAGAAGTGAGACAGCGGACAAGAAAGGTATCGACAACCGTTTGCCAAAGGATTTGCTTCCTAATGTTCAAGCGTTGGTGAATAATGTGCTCGACCCGTTACGGGAAGCGTATGGGAAACCTATTATTGTCACCTCCGGGTATAGATGTGAGGCATTGAACAAAGCTGTAGGAGGCTCCAAGACGAGTGACCACATGAAAGGTTGTGCTGTGGATATAGTAGGCACACCTAATACGAAAATGGAAAACAAGAGGCTTTTCAATCTGATTCAGTCGCTTGACCTTCCCTTCAATCAATTGATTGACGAAAAGAACTTTTCTTGGGTTCATGTGAGCTATCGGGAAGGAGAAAACAGAAAACAAGTATTGAAATTATAGAATCGTAGAATTATGGCAGCAACAGATTTATCATTCAGCAAGAATTCGCAAAACAGAGACCAAGCGTCTTTCGTATCGGAAGGTGCCGTAACGGTGCAAATGCAGCGCAAGGACGTGGGAGCGCTGAACATATATGCCAACCTTGACGGCATGGGAGCTAAATACATTGGCGGTTACGGGAGTTATAACGGTGGGAACAACTTGATTTTCACTGTTGACGTTCCTGCCGGTGTGACCGTTACCATTGAGTCTTACCCGGAAGTCGTTTCCGCAAAGATGTTGGGCAATGGATAGGTTCGGGATAGGAAAGATTGGATTACCGGGATTCGGTGTCGGTGAGTTCCGTCTCCCGGTGTTCGGTGGTTCGGGGAGTGGCAACGGAGGTCAGGGAAATGCCTTCCATGAATCTATTGTTGACGCTTGGTTTATGTCGGGATACGCCAATGGCGATTCTCCTGCTTCTATCCGTGGGGTGAAGGGTAACGAACTCCAATTAAGGAACTTCGCCTATGCTTTAGACAGTGGGTTCGGGAAGTATACAGTTAATTGGGATAGTTTTTACGGTTCAAACGGAGTAAATGCCAATTTCACAAATTCTGATTCTGTTATTCATCTGACGGAAATATTGGTGGCAGACGGAAAGTTTTTGCAAACAAATGCAGACAGAACAATAGAAGCGTGTCAAATAAAGGTGGAAGGCATAACGGATGATATTAAGTTAAGATATGTATCTTATGCCGAAGACGGTACCGGAACATACACCTATCTTAAGAATGGTATCAATAACCTGCCAATATCCTACAAGAAATATACCGGGTTTGCTGCATCTGTAGTTGGTACTTGTAATATCACCATCACCCAACTGCCATCTGCCTATGAGGGTGCACTTGTGTTCGATGGCGTGGATGATTACGGTATCTGTACCCGACTTCCTATTATGACTGATTATACAGTAATATGCAGGAGGGTACTTGAAAATAATGCCAATAATGTTGTTGCTTCAAAAAGCATTAAGATTGGTAATGGAGCATTCATTTTTGAATATGGTAATAACGCCACATATTCTTTCAGCGAATATGCTTCTATTGGTCAGAATATAAATTTAGAAGATTTCGTTTCGTATCAAACTAAAAACTCTTATAATGGGAGTACGATTACGGTAGGCAATGCAGACGATACCGATACATTGACTTTAGGTATTATAAGAGAGGGAGACAGTAAACTTCTGAAAGGAGCTATCTATTATTTCGCTCTCTATAACAAATCCCTAACCATTGAAGAGATAGAAACAGAGAAAGCCAAATTGGAAAACATGTGGGACTCTAAATTAAATAAATCATGAAATATGTAATTGTAACAGTTGAATGGTGCCTTGGCAAAGGCATATCAGTTCCTTCCCATGCGAGAAAGAGCGTGGACGGGACAAAGGTCATCCTCCATTATGACTTTATAGAACCGGTATTGACGGATGCTGACAGACTGACGGTGTATCTGCACAACAGTGCCAGATTGAACGGCATTCTGAACAGTGAGGAATGGACTGCCAACGAGGATTCTATTATTTAAGCGGCAATGTGCTTCCCAGCAGATTACCGCCACTAACATGCACAACATTACGAACAATAATACATTATAACATGGGAAGTGATGAAAAAGTTTATTAAGAATAATATGCGTTTGTCGGAGTTCAGAAGGCTTTCTTTCTGGCTTGCCGTCGGCTTGTCCGCTATGCTGTGGAGTATATTGCTTTCATCGTGTGGAAACATAAGATATGTCCCGGTGGAAACGGTGCGTACAGACAGCGTGTATAATACCGTTTACCGGCGTGACAGCATATATATGCGTGACAGCGTATATGTACTTGACAAGGGAGATACTGTCTATCAATTCAGGTATAAATACCTATTTGTGGATAAAGTCAAGCATGACACGCTTTATATCGAAAGGACAGACAGTGTTCAGGTCCCTTACCCGGTGGAGAAGGAATTGACCCGATGGCAGTCCTTCAAGCAGGAAGCGGGAGGTTTCGCTATTGCCACTATAGTAGTGGTACTACTGATAGTTTTTGGAAAAATGGTTTATAAGTTGAAGAAAGGAGGCTGACATGACTTAGCATTACTATCCGGGCGAGTAGAAGCGCCCATAGGAAAACTTATCGTAAAATGCGCTCTTTTCGGGGCTTAGAGTAAAAAGAAAGCCCCCAACGCTCAAATAATTATTGCCACATAAAAATTTGAAAAAGCATAAGATACCGCACGTTGGAGGCTTAATATCTTCAACACGGTATCTTGTGCTTTGTTCATGTATATATCAAGTTTTATGTGGCAGGGCAAAGATAAGCATAAAAATTAGAAAAAGCTATGTGCAAATCAGAAATCTTTGTCGAAACAATCAATCTCGTATCACAAGAAACCGAAATTCCGGCAGAACGTATCTTGTCTCCGGACAAGGACGCGGAAACGGTAGATGCCCGCTATCTCCTTGTATCCCTCCTTGCCGATAGGGGCATGTACCCTTCACAGATAGCAGTTCATATCCACAAGACCAAACGTGCGGTGAACTACATGATTTCCAATTTCCGTGAGCGCATGGAAGGTGGGAAAATGTTGAGAATATATTGGGAAAACATTAGGAAATCGTTGGGAAACAACTGATTTCCATACCGACAACAAGTATATACTTTTGTATTGCGGTTGATATTGACCGTAATAACAAAAGTATAAATCTCTATGGAAAGAACGTACGTTTTTAACCAGGACGGTGGAGCAGGTTCAAGCAACGGGCTGCTCGCATCCATTCTCCCCTCCCTGCAGAACAGAGGAATCGACACCGGCTATCTGATGGGCCTCATGGGAGGCAACGGCAACGGTGGCTTCTTCGGTAACAATGGTGGATTCCAGGACATCATTGCGCTTATCGTGATTGCAGCCATTTTCGGCAACGGTAACTTCGGATTCGGAGGCAACAACAACCAGGGAGCCAATGAAGGCCGGGAAATGATTATGCAGACACTTAACCGGAACGGTGTCGACATTGCAGCATTAGCACAAGCTGTGAACACATCATCAGACCAAATCCTTGCCGGAATCAATTCTGTATCACAAGCTATCTGTGGCCTCGGCAACCAGATGGGACAGAACACCAACAGCATCATTACAGCAATCATGCAAGGCAACAACGCTTTGACATCTCAAATCTGTAGCTGTTGCTGCGACATGAAACAGCTTGTAACCACACAAGGCTACGAGAGCAAGTTGGCTCTGTGCGACCAAACCCATACTTTGGTTAATGTGGCTAATCAGAACGCTCTGTCCTTGCGTGACGGTGCGACGGCCAACACCCAGGCTATCATCGCCAAACTGGATGCCATTCAGAACCAGGCATTGCAGGACAAGATTACTGCTCTTACTGCGGAAAAAGCCACTTTAACCGCCGAAATCTCCCAACGCAACCAGAATGCCACCATCCTGAATGCTGTAGGCCAGCAGATTGCTCCTTTGGCTGCCGGATTGCAGGCATTACAAAGCGATGTTGATGGAATCAAATGCAAGCTTCCAAATACTGTGAGTGTTCAATACCCCAATTTAACCGCTATTAATACAGATTGTTTCCGTGCAGCCGCCTACGGTGCATATATGGGTGACGCTGTATACGGACGTAGTGGATGTGGTTGCAATAACTACTGGGGTTAATCCCGGTGAGAAAGGAGGTAATCATGTGGCCTAACTTTTTTACTGGATTCCCTTTCCAGTTCCCCTCCCTCGGAAGAGTGAACTACAACACTCTCCCTACGGTGGCTGTAACGGTCGGCACAGAGAATGTCACTTTGGAATTGCCCAATCATGCGTTCCGTAACCGGGACTATGTGGGCGGTTTCTATGTCAGTCTCCGTCAGGCGATACCTGCAGGAACGACGGCTACTCTGCCGATACTTATAGGGACCAACGGGGACACGAGACCGTTGCTGGCTTACAACAATGAGCCGGTGACTGTCGGAAACCTTGCCGGGACCGGTATCTACGAAATCCACTATAACAAGTACACCAATGAGCTGTTCTTTGTCAATGGTGGGTATCGTCCGACAACGACAACGGCTCCGACAGCCGAAACAATCGCTCAGAAGAGCAAGTAGTTAACATGGGGTTTTGTGGCTGTCCGGGAAAGCCGGATAGCCGCACACTCCTTTAAAATCAAACCAATATGTTTCAAAATCTACGAGTTAACAGTACATTATATCTTCTTCACAGAGGGGCAAATCCAAATTTGGAATGCGGGCAAGTCGTTAATGTAAGCCCTATAAAAACTATATATAAGACTGTTCCCAACATGCCTTATCCACAGCCGGTCCAGGTTATTGATTTTGTCGTGAATATAAACGGGCAGAATGTTAATTTGCAGGAGATACCGGCTAATGCCAATATTGCCGATGATGTTAAAACGGGGATGCTGATTACTGGTTCAAGAGACGAGATGAACACCGAGGTCCTTACTATGAAACAGAAGAGTGAGGATGTTCTAAAAAGCGTGGAATATCATCAGAACTTTCTTAGGGTATGTGACCAGATGCTTGCCATGCTTAACCCTGAATTTGCAGCCAAGCAACAGCAGGAGCAAGAAATATCCGCATTGAAAGGGCAAATGTCCAATATGGATAAGAACATGCAGGAGATGAGCAGGAATATGGCTGACCTCATTGCGCAAAACCAGAAGTTAATGGAACAGCTCGGAGTGGGCGAAACATCCAAAACAAAGAAATGATATGGGAATGTGGAGAATATTAGACGAAGGACGTGACGATTACGAACGCAGCTTCGGAATGAGAGACGATGATGTGGAGGAAGCCTACAAGGAAGGATGCCGCCACGGTTACGAGAAAGCCATGCGCAAGATGCAGGGCGGTGAAATGGGCTACCGCAATGGCGGCGGCTCCCGTAGCGGAGGTTATAGCGGCTCTGATATGGGCGAACGCCGTATGCCGGAGTATTTTCCGGAATATCCTATGTACGGTGAGCGTCATGGAATGTCGCCCTACGGTGACGAAATGGGCGAACGCAGACGCAGACGCGCCAACGGTGAGTTTTATTGATAATGGAGGGGTGGAATGCCCCTCTTTTTCTAAATCTGAATAATTATGGGACAAAGACTGGATATTTACGATAGATTTCCCTCCGGCATGGAGGCATACCTCTCGCAGTATGGATGGCATTTCAGCAAGAAGATGTGCGACTGGGCTGTATCCTGCATGAAGGTGGAGAATAAAAGTACCGGCAAGAAGGAAAGGATTGAGCCAATCAGCAAGGAACAGTTGGATGAACTTCTGAAAAAATATAATATCAAGCTGGATAAGGATGCCGGGTACGACAGCTTGTACGTGGCAAATATGGCGAAAGCAGACTATTACAAGAGTTCGATTGCCGATGAAGCGCATTTGGCGCTGTTTATAAAGGACTACATGGATGACCCGGACGGATACGACGGTCTTCCGTTTACCCGTTTTTATGCAGACTGCATAGGTTCAGGAAATCCTATAATGTGGTCGGAGATGATGTAGCCTATGATAGTCCAGGACTTTTATATACCGGAATATGACTGGGAAGTAAGAGTGTATTATGCAGTTGACTGCTACTACACCGGCAGAATCATGGCAGACCTGCGCCGTGTCGGTTGCAGGGGAGCAGACCTGATGGACGCTTTCAGGAACATGCACTCCTGCAATCTGAATACCGGCATTACCTACTCCAATACAAGGGACAGACAGACCGTCATGGTGATAGCACTCACTTCCTCACCGGGCGAGTTCCAGAATTCATGGGACCATGAGAAGGGACATCTCTGCCGTCACATATCCAAGGCTTTTGGGATTGACCCATACGGTGAGGAGGCGCAGTACCTTTCCGGCGAGGTTGGGCAGAAGATGTTCCCGATAGCGAAGAGGTTCTTGTGTGAGCATTGCAGGAAGGGGCTGGCGAAATGGTGACTGTTCCATTTTCTGCAGCACTTACATTTTGAAAGGACAGTATCAATTCCTTCCAATTATTACCATACTATAAATAATGCTAATGAGAAGCGATGATTTGGACATATTGATTGCGCAGGCCGACGACCGTTACTATTCGGATTTCTGCCGGCTTTTGCTGGTCATGCTATGGAACGCATAGAGCGCGTCCTTGACTGGCTGGTGCCTATCGCTGTAATAGTGAGGGTGATATTGTTGTGTCTGTATGCGTGAACTTGATAGGTCCTTGAACTAATCTACCCTTTGTCTCTCAAACCGTACTTCCTTATGTAAGTGCTTATGGTGGATGCCGCCACGCCCATCTCATAGGCAATGTCCTTGGACTTCATCCCGTCGTTTACCATCCTCCGCAGCTTGTCCATGTCCACAAGTCTTGATGCGTGTCCTTTTACTTCGACAGCAGGGGCAAGGCCTAACGTCTTGCGCTTTTTTGCGGCATATTCGGGAGTGCATTTGTCTTTGGTCACGTATATTACGGTACGGTGGTCTATGCGTAAGGGATACAGCTCCTTTTCCACCTCTTTGTGCATCTCCGCGAGGCGTTCCACGTCCCCGTTGACCGTTGTGTCAATCTTCTTGTATTTGTCATCAATAGGGGCATGGAGCTTTTTCAGTCTGTCTACTTTTCTCATGATTTCAATATATTATTCCAATCTTGTGATACCATTTGTCCGCGTGGCTGAACCATCCAATCATGAACGTTTTGCCGAAGAGGGTTACTTTGTATAGTTTACTCATGAATAATTCGGCTTTTGTTCCGGATTCTGGCTATGCCTGCTAAAACGTCCCTGCCAGCATTCAAGAGGGACACGTTGCATAAAGTTATAACGCATCCCCAATTCCTCCCATTCTTCGCAATACTTCTCCAATATAACCGACATCTCGTCAAGCATACGGACATAGGCTTTATTGGCTTCAAGACCACGCTCTATAATCGGAATTGCCTTCTTCCACTCTTCATTCGTAAGCAGATTGAGGGACAAGGAAACACGGACAGCGGCTATAATTTCATCTGTAGTCCAAAAGTCGTTACCGTCCTTGACGAAATGATTTATTACTTCGTAGTCAAAGTCTTTTTTCAGCCTGCTCTTGAATGCCGTAATGTTATGCTCTCTGAAGCCAGAACTGTATGTTGTGTAGATAAGCCTTCGTTCGTAATATTCTGTTTCCGGGTAGTCTTCAAGCCTTTTCCCTAATAATATTATCTCCATTGTATTTACCATTCCGTCTTTAACTAATATCTCTCCATCATCTCCATATTCATAGCAATCCGGGCAATAGTGCTTGTCATCCACTGGGTCGTAATACCATCCGCTTTCATTGGCAACTTCGGCAACGGTTTCCATATCCTCATGCCACATATCTTCATTGGCTAAATCCCCACATACATCACACTGGATGTTATGGAAATATTTCTTTACTCTCATGGCTATTGCTGTTTTATCAATTCTGGGCTATCGTAAATATTACCTGCAATCTCTTCTTTTACATTAAAGTGGCAAAATGGAATTAATTCGCCATTCACCTCTCCGATATACCCAAAACATCCATCCTTTATTCCGACCTCGTTGTATATCATGCAACCATCGTCTTCACCCATAAGCAATATGTCGCCTTCATAGATTCCTTTCCCGTTCTTATCGTACAAGCCCGTAAACTCCCCAACGGTTTCAGCCCATACGTCGTAGCAGCAACCGTCTTCTGGGGAATATATCCTCGCCTTGTCCGTAAAGATAAGTCCGTTTTCGTCCCTTCCGGCAGTATAGAAAAAAGAGAGAAATCCATATACCCATTTCCCCGTATCAATACCTTTACCTCTGAATTTTATTTCACGCTTCATAATCACTTTTCCTATTCTTTAATTTGTTATACTCATCCTCAATACATTTATTGATTTTAGCGGCTTCCTCGTACCGTTCCTCATTAATCATTGCGCTTTTCAGCCATTCAAGTTGGTTTATATAAATGAACCTATTACACTCTGAAACCATACGGGTGTATTCCCTTATCTCATTCAGCTTGTCCTCCATGCGCCTATGCCATCTGCTTACCATGATTAGGATAAATCCTAATGCAATGGCATTGAATAAAGTGATGGAGATTTTAATTATCAATTCTACGGTTCCCATAATCATATAAGTTTTAACGCTTCCCTAATTCCGGCCTCCAATGCTTCTTCGTAGGTATTAAATTGATTGGTGAAGCAATTTTGGATGATATGTTTATGTTTATTGCTGCCAACGACATATATATCCCAATAATAAAATTCTACTTCGGTTTTAACGACTTCTCCTATCTTATTATAACTCTCTACTACTTTAGGAGTAGAGAGTACATGTAGGTTCTTGTTTTCGCGCAGCCACCTTTGAACTACCGATTGAGGTGGAACAGATAGGTATTTATAACAATGATGCAAAGTAGAAACATTTATAAGATATTTCCTTTGTAGAAACCCTTTCTCTTTCAGCAGCTTCGCTGTCTCTAATGTCACAAGTTCTTCTGTCATATAATCATTTTTCCCCTTTATAAAGGGCACACCCAAATGAAAAAAGTAAAGTGTCAAATTCTAAACTTATCATTATGGATGTCGGGTGTGCCCGTTTTTATTAGTATATTTGTTTCGTCAAATTTTAAACTTAGTTATTATGCAATACTCTGTTATTGAAGTAAGCCCTAATATAAGGCTTGCCACTGATGAAGCGTTCGGTGATTTCAATGTGTATATCGTGAAAGAGATTCTCTGTTATGTCGATATGACATTTAGCGATGCGCTTCAAATCCCTTGTTCCTCGATAGATAAATGTACGGTTAGATACAACTACTTTAAGGATAATCCAATGTGCAGCAACCTTGGTAATGATAGGATTATTTACCTTCACACAAGAGGTGATTTTTGGTGCCAATGGATTTACCAATTTGCTCATGAGTATTGCCATCACATTATCAACGGGACTATGACTAGTGAGTTGTCTGGTTTGATGTGGTTTGAAGAATCCGTTTGCGAACTTGCTTCCATGTATAATCTGAATAGTTTGTTCCGAATTTGGAGTCAATATCCGCAATCAGTTCAGCGCCATTACGCCCCTTCTTTCCAGGATTATCTAAATGACCTTCTGGCAAAGAATCCAGAGTTATACGCTTCAACTCTTCATCCGAAATTTCTACAATCCTGGGATAGCCTTCTAAGAGGGAATGTATACCACAGAGACCATTACAATGCAATTGCTGCTCGAATGTTTCCTCTGTTTCTCGAAAATCCTTATCTGTGGAAGATGATTCTTCACATTGGCGACTCCCGTCAGTGGAATTCGCTGGAAGAACTGTTTGCCCATTTGGAGAGGAATGCCGATGACAGTTATTCGGATTCTCTGATTCAATTAAAAAATCTTTTGATTCCATAAGTTTTAGTTTTTAATTTCTGATTGTTCAATTCGATTAAAAATAATAATGAGACGTACACAGAGGAGGGAACTTAATGGCTGCTGCACAACCATTAATCTCTTGCCAGAAGTGCCCCTCCTTTATTTCTATCCATGAAGACCATAACAAGCCGTCCATATCCCTGCGTGCATAAGGATGCAGTCCGTAAGGGTTGCATACAGCCAATAGCTGTACACGGCTGTTTTTATTGTAGGACACAACTTTCATCTTGGAGGAATCGAACAAATCCCCTTCTATTTTCTTTCCCGGACTGATGTTGTACGAGTAGTTAAAGTCCTTATGCACATTCAGGGTCTTCCACGGGTATTCCGGGAAATCTATTATTCTCAAGTCCATTGTCACTCCTCTGTTTTCAGTTCAATCTTTTCTGCCCGTCCCCACCAGGAGCGCTTGTTGTGCTCTTTAATCAAGTTTTCCAGCAGGTAGCGCTTGTATCCTCTTCATCAGAAGCTTTTCTGCGTTCTGCATAAACTTCTTCTTTCAGGGAATTTACTTTTTTTCCCAACTTGGCTATTTCTTCGACAAGCTTATTGACATACTCATCCTTCAAGGAATAGATAGCCCATGTTTTCCTGGAAAAACTGAATCCTTCTTGTACATCAATAAATTCAGCCAGCGTATTCCCGTCACCCAACGCTACGACAAGCTTGGTAAGGCTTTCCGCGCTTATCTCATAGCGCTCTTTTATCTCAAAGGAATCAGGCAGTTTCCCGTTCTTGATTTCTATTCCGTCCACGTTGAATATAAGGTCTTTGCCGTCAAAGACCACCTCTTTCTTGTTTTTAAATTCTGCATCCATGGTTATTTTCCTTTCAGTTTCTTAAAAAAAATCATCGGCGACACTAAGGAACCCGACGAAATGTCTTTGAAAATTTCACTATCATCATTCACCCCCAATGCAAGACAATACTCCTGCGGATTAACTTTTGCCAATTCACGGAGCTTATTTTCCCTATCTACACCGGCGTAAAGAATCCCAGTATATTCCAAAGTAATAGAGCCGTGCATATCTTTCAAATCTGATAGCTTTAATATTTCTCCTCTTGACATTATTCACCCTCCTTATCTGTCTTAATATCCGTTACTTTGCCACGATTGACGAAATACCTACAATCAATAAGCCTGCAAATCCATTCATCACAACGATTCTCTAAT